GCCGCCAGTGCGATGTAGAAATAAAAATCTTTTTGTGTTTAGGGCGTAAAAAAGGGCACCACTACAAACTATCTTGTTCATACTAGTAATTAGCCGTCTAGTTTAATTGTCCAGTCACCTTTGGCATATTCACCGTCTACACTCAATAACCATTGTTCGCCGTCCCAGTAGTATTGTACGCCTGTATTAAGATTAGTAGTATAAACAGTAGTAACATTTTCTTCATTGTATGTTAAATATTCTGCTGAAGCATCAAATACTATATGCCAGTTAGCACCATCATATTCAATAATATCATTAGCACCTGCTACAAAGTCAGTATTATCTGTGTTTTTCCAAGCATCAGAACCGTCAGTGTTAGATGAGCTGCCAATAGCTCCTAACAGCAGTAACCGAACGCCGGCCTTACTTGTATCTGACTGTGGATCATACCGTAAAGGGTCAATAATATAGTCTACACTAGAGTGTTGATTTGCATTACGTGCAGGGCCTTGTATAGTAGTATTACTAGGCAATGTATCTTTGTCCCAATCAATTACTAATTTAGTTTCGTCTAAACTATTAACAGTAATTCGTCCTGCAACTAATCCACTAATGTCTGGTTTTCTAAAATACATTATACTAAGGCCTGCTCTGTATTGCCCAGGTACTTTAGAAAAGTAATCAGTCCAGGTCATAGTACTAGGTAACCCGTTATCTAATAATTGTATTTGTCCGTTTAAAATAAGTACACGTTCTTGTAATAGGTTGTCAACTACTGCTTTGTTAACTCTTGTGGTTTGATTTCTAGGTTCAAGTACCCCGTCACCGTCATTTGGAAACGATCCTGTATCAACTACTTTGTCTGAATCATCGTCGCCACCGTCCATTTTAAATGGAGGCGTCATTCCGCCAATACTGAATAAGTTTGTACCCTCTAGCATTTTTTCAAAGTCTAAGTATCCATCGCCGTCAAATATACTCGTAACGATATTAGTAACTACTCCTAATCGTTTAACTTTTGCCGGTGGACTAATAAAGATTGGTGTACTAAAAGTCATTTGTCCAACATCGATTTCACTATCAACTCCCACTGGAATTGCACGTGAACTAAAGTTAACACTATCTAACATTACTGTTGTTAAGCTAGTCCAATCTAAATAGTTGTCAGTTGTTTGTATATCTAAACTAGGATTAAACAGCATTAATATTTGCTCCATAATCTGTAGTTTCATGTCAGTGTTTGTTGACCATATGTCAACATTTATAGTTAACTTGTACGGAGTAGGCATTAGGCGTTCTACAGTGTATTGTCGCCCTTGTACGTCGGTGTAATCTCCATTTACGTCTTTAGAACGTTCTCTTACATGACGCTTGTTTACATAGCTTGAATCGCTAGTACGGTCTCTATCTAGTTCTAGTCCTGTAATGTAAACTGCCATGCGAGGCGCACTAGGTATTTTATTTTCTGAATTATCTCTAAGAATAGATCCTACTTGACGAGTTAAATCTCCGTATAGCACAGGTACTTGTTTTTCAGTACCGTCTCCTGTTTGGTAACTAAAATTACTAAACAGTCGCATCATTTGTACAAGATACTTTCTTATTTGTCCGTCATAAAAATGTTCAGCCATTAGTTATCCGCCTTAGGTTTTAATACTTGTGAAAGTGCTTGTCTTTGCTGTGTTCTTTCGTTATGCAGTGTTAAACTATATAGCCCTTCGTCCGTAACAGCACTAGCAGGCAATGTAATACGTACACGCTGTGTTCCGTTATCATCGTAGCTAGTAATCATACCAGCGTTGTCAGCTACTGTATAATCTTTACGTGCAAACCCGTCATTAGATGATGTGTATTCTATTTGTACATATTTTGCTGTTGTGTAGGCAATTTCTGTATCAATGTTAGTTTGTCCTACAGTTAAGCGTACAAAGTCTTGTGCTATTGGTGTATTATAAAGATATGTATTAATATCATTAATAAATGATCCACGTAGTGTTTGTGTAGTACCGTTATTCATTGGAGCTCTCTTAACATCATGTACTTTAAGCCAGCGTTTGCCGTCCCATCTAAACATGCGTTGCGGCAAAAAGTCTGTGCGTAAAAAATAATCGCCTTCAACACTGTCTAAAGGAAAACTAATACCGCTTGAAAAATTACTGCCATTTGGCGCAAATTCATCACCTATAAGTAAGCCTTTGTACCCGTGTGCAACAGGTGTAGCTTTATCTGTAATTGTACTTCCGTCTTCAGCAACTTCTTGAACTTTTGCTCGACCAGTTGTTTCGTCTATTGCAAGAGTGTATAAACTATCATCAACATCATAACCACTTTTTGGCGTATTTGCTTCAGCTTCTGCAACTACAGCATTATTAACATTCATTTCTGCTTCAAATGTTGATAATACATCACGCAGTGTCCCATCTTCAGGATAGTCTTCACTTGCAGGCAAGTCAAGTATATCTTTGTACTCTTGACTATCTACTATTTGTTTTAATTTAAGTCTATATAAGTGTGGATACCAAGTTGGTGAAAAGCCTTCTGCGGCTCTATTAATATCTTCAATAACATAAAAGCGTTTTAGTGCAACACTAAAATCATTCATAGCATATTCATCTTTTAGATGAGGCAGTTCTATAACATCACCGGGCATAAGTTTACGCCCAATTGCTTCTACTGAAGTTGTAATATGTACAGTCATAAACAATGTATCATTGCTTAAGAACAAACCAAATTGGCTTAAATCAAAGTCAATGTCCTGTACATTGTAAATACCCCTGATAGTGTAGATGTCTTTATCATACTTCCTATCTCTATTTTCTAAAAACAACATATCTTGGATCTGTGTATGATCCTTTTCAGTTGTTCCATCATTAGTTCCAATATATTTGTGGACAAACAGGTCTGTCCCACCTATAGTGAACATTTCATTAATCTGGCGGTCTAAGAATTTATAGTCTGATCCGCGTTCTGGTTTATATAAACTTAATCTTGGCATATGTATATTTATCGTAACGATAAATACTATGACGGAGAAAAGTAAATGGCAGTAGCACAAACACAAAAACAAGAAGTATTTGATTATGTAGAAGCCTTTCTAGGCGGCGGAATGATTGATGTTGAATTAGACCCTATACACTACGAAACTGCATTAACCAAGGCATTTTCTAAATTTAGGCAGCGTTCAGACAATAGTGTAGAAGAAAGCTATTTGTTTATGCCTACAGTCAACGACCAAAACGAATATACATTACCAGATGAAGTAGTTGAAGTACGTCAGTTATTTCGTAGAAGTATCGGATCAAGATCCGGTGGCGGCGATGGCGGAACGTTGTTTGAACCATTCAATATGGCATACACAAACACATACTTGTTGTCGAGTTCGAATATGGGCGGACTAGCTACATATGATTTATTCAGTCAATATCAAGAATTAGTAGGTAGAATGTTTGGATCATTTATTGAATTTAATTGGAATCCCGCAACTAAAAAATTAACCTTATTACAACGACCTCGTACAGAAGAATCTTTATTACTACGTTGCTATAACTATCGTCCAGATAGTGAATTACTAAATGATTATCTAGCAAAGCAATGGATTAAAGATTATACACTAGCAAGTTGTAAATATATGCTAGGTGAAGCACGTAGTAAATTTGCTACTATTGCAGGACCACAAGGCGGGTCAGCACTTAATGGTGATGCACTAAAAGCAGAAGCCCAAGCCGAAATGGAAAAACTTGAAATGGAAGTAGCAAGTCAAATGGCTGGCGGTGTAGGCTACGGATTCACAATAGGTTAAAACTACCTAAGTTAACGCTAACGATTTTAATTCCTTGTAAATACAATACAACAAGGAGGTCCCATAATGTGTAGTCCATTTGTGCGTAAAGAAGCCAACCGATTAAACTGGATCATCAAAGGTAAACTAATTGATAGATCCTGGTCCGACACAGAAGTCGAAAAAACTTACGATTCATACTTTAAAAGACTTTGGGGAAATAACGAAAGTTATATTCACGAAATAGGGTTTGAACAAGCCTGGAAAGAACGTGAAGCAGAAATCTTTCACGAAGAGATTCAAAAGGTTGCTGTTTTGGGCGGACACTACGATTAACGGTTGACACAATAGCTTATGTAGTATATACTTTAAAGTATATTCAATAAGGAGTTATTTGTGCTACCTAAACTATTAGTTGTTGGACACGGCCGACACGGCAAAGATACTGTATGTGAGATGTTAGAAGCATACGGATACACATTTCAATCATCAAGTAAATTTTGTTCAGAGTTGTTTATTTTTAACGACTTAAAAGATCAGTACGGATATGATAATGAAGAGGAATGCTATGCAGATAGGCATAATCATCGTACTGAATGGTATAATATGATACATGATTATTGCAGTGACGACTTAGCAAGGTTAGGTCGTAACTTATTTGCCGAACACGACATCTACTGCGGTCTACGTAACAAGCGTGAATTCTTTGCAATGCAGAATGAAGAAATATTTGACTGTGCTATTTGGGTAGACAGAAGTGACCATTTGCCCAGTGAAGATCCTAGCTCAATGAGTATTGAACAATGGATGTGTAATTATACAATTGATAACAACGGCGACCTACAACGACTAAAAAAGAATGTGCATGTACTAATGCAGACATTATTTAAAAATCAGGGATTAAGTCTCCCTGCTTCCAGCGGCTACCTTCTTTCTGAAGTGTTCGTTGACAGTTAGCACAAATCGTTTTTAAGTTGTTAGGGCGACAGTTATTTAAATCACCGTCTATATGAAACACATTAAACTGTTCAGGATGTTTTGACTTAAATCCGCATTTTTCACAACTGGCTTTTTTCTCATACCCTCGTTGTTTCCATTTAGGAATACCGTGTCCTAATCCATTGCGTAAACATCTTTCGCATAGGCTTCTGTAGTAAACTTTTTTACCTTTTTTATAATTTATAGCAGCTGGACGCTGTCCGCATCGGCATAATGGTCTCATATTGTATTTAGCTCACCTTTTTGATACCTTTTTATGGGTATATATCAGCACCTTTTCTTTCCTATATGCTAAATACATGTAACAAACGCTCAAACAAAATATTATAGGAGATATATAATGGCACTAACATCACCAGGCGTACAGGTTAGCGTAGTAGACGAAAGTTTTTATACACCCGCTGAACCAGGTACAGTTCCAATGATTTTCGTAGCCTCCGCCGCAAATAAAACTAATGGCGCTGGCACAGGTACTGCTGCAGGAACACTGAAAGCAAATGCAGGAAAACCTTACTTACTTACATCACAGCGCGATTTGACAGAAACATTTGGCGACCCAGTATTTTATACTGATAACAACAACAATCCAATACATGCAGGCGAACTTAATGAATACGGCTTACAAGCTGCTTATTCACTATTAGGTGTTAGCAACAGAGCATGGGTTGTTAGAGCAGACGTAGACTTAGGAGCACTACAAGCATCCGCAGATGCACCAGCAGGCGATCCAGCAGACGGCGCACTTTGGGTAGACACAGCTTCTTCAGCTTTTGGCATTTTTGAGTGGAATGGCGAAGCAGCAACTACAGCAGGCGGACAGAGCTTTGGCGTTCAAACACCAATAGTTATTACAGATGCAGCAAAACTAACAGACGGCGTTCCAAAAGGGTCAGTTGGTTCAATTGGTGACTATGCTATTGTTGCAGGACAGACTACATCATATGCAATTTACAAGAAAAATTATTTAGGTAACTGGGTAAAGGTTGGAACAAGTGACTGGATTGGATCAACTCCGTCAGTACTTGGTACAGCAGCAGTTACAAGTGGATTACTTGACACTGACACATTTATAATTGATGTTGCAGGATCAGACTATACAATTACAGCAGCAGCTTCAGGCGGCGCAGCAACTACACTAAGTGATATTGTTTCAAACGGTAATACTGTACTAACTGGTACTGGTGTAAGTTTAGCTAATATTAACGATCAACTTGCTATTTTAAATACTGGTTCAACTGACACTACAATTGAAGTTAAAGCAGGTAATAATGATTTAGAAGGCACACTAGGAATTACTATCGGAACATATGCAGTTCCTAAAGTAGCTATTGCTCCACATACAGGAGTACCGCAGTATAAAACATCAGGAACAGACACTCGTCCATCAGGAAGTATTTGGATCAAAACTACTGAACCAAATAGCGGAGCACGTTGGAGAGTTAAATCTTGGAATGCAGCTACAGAATTATGGGACTTAGTTCCAGCACCAATTTATGCAGACAATGAATCAGCATTAGCAGCATTAGATAGAGTTGGCGGCGGAAATAACCTAGCAGTAGGCGATCTTTATATCCAGTCTAACTGGAGTGAAGCATCAGCACCATTAGGCGACTTTAAAATATATAGAAGAAGCGCATCAGGTGTATCATCGCAGACATCAAATGCAGTTGCAACACAACTTACAGCACAAACATATACGTTTACGCTATCTGAAACAGTAGCAGGCAGTGCAACAGGTGTTGAAAGAGCAATAAGTGCAGTAGCAACAGGCGCATCCACAGACGCAGATGTAATTGCTGATGCAATTAACAGTGCAGGAGCTACAAACATTGTTGCTTCAGTAGATGCAAACAACAAAGTTATAATTTCACACAAACTAGGTGGCGATATTAGAATAACTGATACAGGCGGTGCTTTAGCATTAATTGGATTTGTTCCAGCTAATAAAATTACTAACTGGGCAGTTGTAAGTTTAGCAGCATCATCGATATCAGGAAATGCTCCAACATCAACAACAGCAGACGGTACATTATGGTATAGTTCAGTAGTTGACGAAGTAGACATTATGGCACATAATGGCACAACTTGGGTAGGTTATAACACATTATATTCAAGTGCAACAATTAAAACTTCAGCTACTGCTCCATCAACACCAGGCGCAAATGATATTTGGGTTAGTACAGCAGACTTAGAAAATTATCCAACAATTTATCGTTATAACGGCGATACTGTTAAGTGGGACTTAATTGACAAAGGCGACCAAACTACTGAAGACGGTATTTTATTTGCAGACGCACGTTGGAATACTGACGGTGGCGCAGGCGAAGCAACTATTAGTGAATTACTAGAAAGTGATCACTTAGATGCAGACGCTCCAGATCCAGCACTATATCCACAAGGTATGATGTTATGGAATCTACGTAGAAGTGGATTTAATGTTAAGAAATATGTACGTAACTATGTTGATGTTACTGCTGATAATCCAAGAATGGGCGATGTAAGCATGAGTGCTTATAGTACAGACCGTTGGGTTACAGAATCAGCTAACCAAGCAGACGGCAGCGGATCTTTTGGACGTCATGCACAACGCAAGGTTGTTGTACAACAGTTACAAGCAACAGTTAACTCAAATGACGAAATTAGAGATGATGAGTCAAAAGTGTTTAACGTAATGGCAACACCAGGATATCCAGAACTAATTGGAGAAATGGTAAGTCTTAACTTTGACAGAGGATTGAGTGCATTTATTATAGGTGACTCACCATTTAGATTAACACCAGATGCAACTTCATTAAATGAATGGGCAACAAACGTAAATCTAGCAGTTGAAGATAACGACGACGGTCTTGTTACTAGAGATGAATACTTAGGTGTATTTTATCCAGCAGGATTCACAAGTGATAATGCAGGTAACAATGTAGTTGTTCCACCAAGTCACATGATGCTAAGAACTATTGCATTAAGTGATCAAGTTAGTTACCCATGGTTTGCACCGGCAGGTACAAGACGAGGTGGTGTTAACAATGCTTCAGCAACAGGTTATGTGAGTGCTGAGGGCGAATTCGTAAGTATTGCACTTAACGAAGGACAACGTGATACACTTTACACATCAGCAGTTAACCCAATTACATTTATTAATGGAGCAGGACTTGTTAACTACGGTCAAAAGACTCGTGCAAGAGGTTCGAGTTCATTAGACAGAATCAACGTAGCACGTTTGGTTATCTACTTACGTAGCCAACTTAACAAACTTGCTAAACCATATATCTTTGAGCCAAATGACAAGATCACACGTGATCAAATCAAACAAGCAGCAGAGAGTTTATGTCTAGAGCTAGTGGGTGCAAGAGCATTATATGACTTCTTAGTTGTATGTGACGAAAGCAATAACACACCAGCAAGAATTGACAGAAATGAAATGTATTTAGATATAGCAATTGAACCAGTTAAAGCAGTAGAATTTATTTACATTCCGCTACGCTTGAAAAACACTGGTGAGATAGCAGGACTGTAAATTGATAAATATATATAACAAATTAGGAGCAAATTAAATGGCTATTTCATCATTATCAAAAATCACAGTTCCGTTAGCTTCTGACGCAAGCAACTCTACACAAGGGTTGCTCATGCCAAAACTCCAGTATCGCTTTAGAGTGTCACTGGAAAACTTTGGTGTAAGCGCAGGAGAAGTAACTGAACTAACTAAACAGGTACAGGATGTTACTAGACCAAACGTAAGCTTCGAGACAATGACTGTTGACGTATACAACTCAAGAGTTTATCTTGCAGGTAAACATACCTGGGAAGCTATTACATTAACTTTAAGAGACGATGCTACTGGTGCTGTTCAAAAGCTAGTTGGTGAACAACTACAAAGACAGTTTGACTTTATGGAACAGTCAAGTGCAGCAAGCGGAATTGATTATAAGTTTGTAACTAGAATTGAAATTCTAGACGGTGGTAACGGTAACTACGCACCAGAAACATTAGACACATTTGAACTTTACGGTTGTTACTTAGAAAGTGCAAACTATAACTCATTAGCATATAGTGCTAACGAACCAGTTACAGTAGCACTTACTATTAAGTACGATAATGCTATACAAACTCAAGGCGCATCAGGCGGCGGAGTTGGTACTGCTATTGGCAGAAGTGTAGCAGCTATTGCATCAACTACAGGCGCAAGCTAAAAGTTAAATTAGTCACACAGTCGATTGAATTAGGGAGCATTGCTCCCTTTTTCTTTATATACGTACTTTATCTCATTGGATAAATATTAGTATGGCAAGTATATTCACAGGTTTCTTAGACAACGTAGTAAATGGAGCATTAAGCCCAAAAGGCAACATGGCCGACTACACACACGCTGCTCGTTTATATGTAGACAACGAGTTTCGTCTTGCACCAAAACAAAAATTTCTATATCATGTAACACTTAATCTTAACGAAAATGTAGTTAACAAGATATTACCGCAGTGGGTGCAAAAACACTCAAATGAAGTTAGCATGTTAGTAAAATCAGTTGACTTACCTAGTTACAAAATTAGTGTTGAAACTAAAAACAAATACAATCGAAAAAAGAACCTACAGACTCGAATAGATTATGATCCTGTAAATATTACGTTTCACGATGACAATGCTAGTATAGTTACTCAATTATGGACTGCTTATTATAACTATTATTACGCAGACGGAACATATGGTAGTAGAGATGGTGCAGGAGCACCTAATCAAACTGACAGAGCATATGACAGATTTAACTCTTACAAAGGCTCAGATGCAAACAAAAATAGATTTGGTTTTGATAACGATGCATACGAGCCATTCTTTACTAGTATACAAATAAGTCAATTAGCAAGACATCAATACTTAACAATGACTCTAGTTAATCCGCTTATCGAGTCTTGGCAACACGACAGTCTAGATAACAGTGCATCAGCAGAACCAGTACAAAATCAAATGACTGTTGCATATGAAACTGTATTTTACGCAGACGGAGCAGTTAAAGAAGGATCAACACCTAAAGGCTTTGGAGTCGAGCATTATGATAATACTCCAAGTCCTATTTCAGCAGGAAGTGCAGCAAGTTTATTTGGTAGTGCTGGTGTATTAGCAGGCGGCACAAGTATACTAGGCGATATTGCAGGTGGCAAGGCAGACTTAGGCACTTTACTTACAGCAGCACGTACTGTTAAGAACGCTAAAAAACTTACAAAAGAAGGTGTACGTAACGAAGCATTTCAGGTTGCAGGGAAAACTATTAGAACAGCAACAGGCACAAATGTAAGTGGATTAGCAAATACAAATTTTCCTAAAAGTGGCGGCACTGGATCAGAAATTACAGAAGCTGTTGCAGTTACTACCCAAAAAGAAAATAAATTTTATCCACCCGTTGAACTACAAGATTCTTTAAATTCGGATATAGAGTTAAAAGAAGCAGTTGCTAAAAAAGCATTAGCAATTGGAGCATTAACTACAATCGACGAACAAGCAGCTAACAATTTAACATCATTTGATGATTTAAATGCTACTGAGCAAGCAAATTTATTAGAAGCTGTAGACGCCGGAATTGAAAACGGCAATCAAAAGTTAATTGGCATTGCTAATCAAATTGTAAATAACTATAACGAAAATGGACAAGGTAATACTAGAACTATACCTGCACAGAAAAATCCGTTAGGAAATACATAATGTCAAATTTACCAAAAGCAAAATCAAATGATAGTGCAAACGAAGTAAAAGAATTTTTTAATCAATATCTTACTGAGTCAATTTCTTATCCTGCAAATGATGTTGATGCAGTTATCGGATTTTTTGAAAATAGAGATTTTGAAAAAACAAGTGCAATTGCAGTAGCAACAGTACTCCTTCAACAAGCAAAGATTGATAATATAAAAGTATTTGAATTACTCGATTCGCTGCAAGGTTTAAATAAAACACAACTTAGTGATATAGTTGCAAACGTTTTAAACTATAGTAGAGAAAAAATTAGTACATTGGGTTTTAAAGTTGAATCTAATTATGAAAAAATCGAGAAAAGAAATATTATCTACTAATATGATATGGGAAGATTTGCACAAGGAAAATATACTCTTAAAAATGCTGAAAAGTATATAGGTACGAAAGTACCAACATATCGAAGCAGTTGGGAATTTGCCTTTATGAAATTTTGTGATGAACATCCAAGTGTTGCAAAATGGGCAAGTGAAGCAATAAAAATACCATACAAAAATCCATTAACTGGTAAGCACACAATATATGTACCTGACTTCTTTATAGCATATGCAGACAAAAATGGAAAGCAGCGTGTTGAACTTATAGAAGTCAAACCCGAAAATCAAACTGTAAAGGAAAAACTAGGTCGTAGTAGACATAATCAGGCTCATTGGATAGTTAATCAGGCTAAATGGGAAGCAGCAAGAGCATACTGTAAACAAAAAGGTATCTTTTTTAGAATAGTTACTGAAAATGATATTTTTCATAATGGCAAAAGAAGATAATGGCTGTAATTATTAAAGACTATAATAGTATCTTTGTACATGTTCCTAAAACCGGCGGCAGTAGTATACAGCGTTGGTTATTAGATAACACATCTAGCCAAGTAACAAAAAGCACCAAACATCATACATTACAAAAACTTGAATTAAAGTACGGAAAGTTTGACTTTAGTTTTGCAGTTGTACGAAATCCCTGGGACTGGTGTGTAAGTTGGTATTCCTTTACTAGAGATAGAGCGTTACGTAGGATTCAAAATCCTAAACAAAAAGGTAAGTTTAGTTTAGAATATAACCAACAAGTTTTAGACGACTATGAAAAAGGCTTTGAATACTTTATAGAAAAAACACAATTAAAAGATCAACATCATAGGACTATAGGTGTATCTTATATTATGAAGTTAGAAAATATAAATCACGACATACAACTACTAAAAGACAAATTTAATATCAAACAAGAGTTACCATATTTAAATACCTCGTCTAGAAACAAAGACTATAGAGAATATTATAATGATAATACTAAACAAATAGTAGAAAACAAGTTTAAAAAAGATATTAATACATTTGGATATAAATTCTGATAAATAATAGTAGCAGTTAATGGAAAGTTAAAATGACTAAAAAATTAGAAGATTTGCTTAACCTAGATGATTCAAAAGAAATCATCAAACAAGCACAACAGCAAGAAAAAGAGCAAACAAAGCACGAAATAGCTCACGAAGAAAGTTTTCGTGACATAGCCGAGTTTGATAAAATTGCTAGTGCATTACCTGCTGTCAAAGGATTAGGTGATAAAGCTGATAGCGAATTAAATGATATTGCCGATCGTGCATTAACAGCATACGAAGATTTGATGGATTTAGGTATGAATGTTGAAAGCCGTTACAGTGGTAGAGTATTTGAAGTTGCTGGCGGACTACTTAAAACAGGACTAGATGCAAAAGTAGCAAAACTTAATAATAAGTTAAAAATGGTCGAATTGCAACTTAGAAAAGAAAAACAAGATAAAGATAGCGGTGCTGATGACGGTATGATCTCCGGTGAAGGCTATGTTGTTACAGATAGAAATAGTCTATTAGAGAAGCTTAAAGGGCTTGATAAAGATAAATAACATATAACGGGAATGTATATAATGGAAACAAGATTTCAAGAATTGCTTAACGAGTCTAAAAAGACTTATAATTTTAAGATTGGTGTAGCGGGTTCGCTGCCAGAAGGATGTGAAGAAAGTATAAAATCATGTTTGAAAAAATATGATGTTGCTTCAATGACCAAAGGCAAAAAAACACCAATACAGGAACGTCCGTTGGACTTTCCGCAACTAGAAAATATGGAAGTTACATATTTTGAAGTCGAACTTAATTATCCTTCAACACAGCAAGTTTTACAAGAATACATTGGATCATGTTGTAATATTGATCAAGCACACATTATTGTACGTAACCCAGACGAAATGCAAGAAAAGTATCAGGAAATGCCAAGCGATACTACTTATGAAACAAAATTAACAACAGAAGACATGGGCGGAGAGAGCGCACAAGAAAGTGTAGGCGACAACCGCGTAATGGATCTTCTGAAAGAGCTAGAAGTGGCTCGTAAAGAACGTGAGCACAATCCAAGTGCTGCGGCACCGGAGGCAAACTAAAATGAGTATGAAAAAACTACTAGAATCAATGGATAGCATTGAATTAGAAGGCGGAATGCCAATGGTACCACCAATGGCGCCACAACCACAAGAAGACAAAGGCAATCCAGTAACAATGAATGTATCAATGAATGCAAGTGGCAAAGATAATGTTGCAGACTTAATTGATATGATGAAAAATGCAGGGTTGAACGATGCAGGCGAAGTTACTGCTGACATGATGCCGATGCGTACAGACATGGAACGGTTACGTGATATTGTTAAAGGTCCAAAAGATATGGACGATCTTAAACCAGGCATGCAAGATGAGCCATGTGATGATTGCGGTAAGCAACATGTCGGTGCAAGTAGCTGTATGGACGATGTCGAAGTAGACGACGAAGCAGTTGCAGAATACGATAATGAGCCAGAAGAAGAATACAAGTCAATTGACGATGTAATTAACTCTGGTGACGACCTACATAAATCTAAGAAAGCATATCCTGCTGCACAAGACGGCGACAATGCAATGGCAGTAGAAGACGATGAAGATGCACTAGAGGACAACATTAGAGAAGAGCTTTATAAAGCAATTCAAGCAAAAATGGCCGAAGGTCGCGGACGTGGCAAGAAAAAAGCTAAAGAAGATATTAAAACTACAGAAGGACGTGGTAGAGGTAAAGGCAAAAAAGCAAAAGAAGATGCAGAAGCCGGCGCTGATATGGAAGCATGTCCAGACTGCGGTAAGAAAAAACAAAAGTTAATGGCTTGCGGCAGTTGCGGCTGTAGTTAATAACTATCGTAACAATTAACTCAATAGCACCTTCGGGTGCTATTTTTTTGAGTAAATAGTTTTATGGTAGAATCTTCAATTGATTGGACAAAATATTTTGATCATATAAAACCAGTGTGTCCTTGGAGTGGTTCAGCCTGGAAAAAAGGCGAAATAAAAGTAAGATACTGGAACGGCGATATAGAAGAACTAGGTTCTAATCAAGCTATCATATACATATGCAAGGGATATAATCGTAGGCGTTTAAAGAAACTATGTAAAAAAATAAACATAAGTTTACAGTATGAATGGTTATGGAGTGAGCCTACACACGGAGATTATGCTTCACCTATTCCTATATTAATACAACAAGACAAACGTAAGTTGTTTGACCTAAGGTTCGATACTGGGTTTTATGACGATATAATTGGTTAAATACTATTATGGCAGCATCATTAGACGGCGTCTTAATTAAAAAGGCGAATAAACAAGAAACATTTACTGAGTCTCAAATAGAAGACCTTACACTGTGTATGGATCCTGAGCTTGGCTATCTGCATTTTGCAAAACATTTTGCTTTCATTCAACATCCTGTAAAAGGTAAATTGTTGTTTGATCCTTATGAGTATCAGTTACGTTTAATGGACAGTTATCACAGCTATCGCTTTAACATTAATATGATGCCTAGGCAAACAGGTAAGACTACGTGTGCTAGTATCTATCTAGCATGGTATGCAATGTTTAACCCTGACCAAACTGTACTTGTAGCAGCTCACAAATATACAGGCGCACAAGAAATTATGTCACGCATACGTTATGTTTACGAAACATGTCCAGATCACATTAGAGCAGGTGTTACAAGTTATAATAAAGGCTCAATTGAATTTGAAAACGGATCACGTATTGTAGCGCAAACTACAACAGGTAATACAGGACGTGGTATGAGTATATCATTACTATACTGTGACGAGTTTGCATTTGTGCAACCTAACATCGCAGAAGAGTTTTGGACTTCTATATCACCTACACTAGCAACAGGTGGTCGTGCTATTATTACTAGCACACCTAACAGTGACGAAGATACATTTGCTACTATTTGGAAACAAGCAGAGCAAAAGTTTGATTCACATGGCAATGAACAAGAGCTAGGTATAAACGGATTTCATAGTTTTGTTGCACAGTGGGACGAACATCCTGACAGAGACGACAACTGGAAAGAAGAAGAAATTGGACGTATTGGCGAAGAAAAATTTAGACGTGAATACGGTTGTGAATTCTTAGTATTTGATGAAACATTAATTAATTCAATTAAACTTGCTGCTTTGGAAGGCGGCAGTCCTATATTGAATATGGGACAAACACGCTGGTATAAAAAACCAACTAATCAATATACATATGCTATTGCACTTGACCCTAGTATGGGAACAGGCGGCGACTTTGCTGCTATACAAGTGTATGAACTACCGAGTTATGAACAAGTAGCCGAATGGCAGCACAATCAAACTGCTATTCCTGGCCAGATAAGAATACTAAGTGATATATGTAAGTATATTGCAGATTCTGCAGGTGATAATAATGTATATTGGAGTGTAGAAAACAATGGCATAGGAGAAGCGGCACTGATCGTTATAAACGATTTTGGGGAAGAGAACATTCCGGGTTTGTTCGTAAGTGAACCGATGAGAAAAGGTCACGTTAGAAAGTTCCGCAAAGGCTTTAATACTACACACGGTACAAAGATTACAGCATGTAGTCGATTAAAAACAATGGTCGAAAATGACAAAATGAAAATACATAGTAAACCATTAATAGGCGAGCTTAAAAACTTCATTGCTACAGGTAGTAGTTTCCAAGCAAAGTCAGGCACACATGATGATTTAATTGCATCAACATTACTTGCTATTCGAATGATGGCAGTTCTAAAAGATTGGGACCCCAGGGTGTATAATACTTTTAATCAGGCAGAACATGATGATAATTATGAACCGCCAATGCCTATCTTCATTAGCAGCAACATATGATAAATACAATATGCAGAATTTAGACTTTATAGCAGACGAACTATTCAATAAAATAAGAGGACGCTTTCCGAGTGTCACTATTGGAGATGCCGAAGGCAATGTAACTAATGAGCCAAAACTAGCTCGTTACTTTGACTTTAACTTTGTAAACGAAGGACGTCCAGTAGGAAAAGTGAGTGTAAGTTTAGATGATAAAAACGTAGCAGTTGTTTACGGAGAAGATTTAGTTGCTAACGAAACTGAATTAACAAGAAGCAGCTGGTATGATTTTTTAAAAGAATTAAGAATGTTTGCAAGAAAGCGAACATTAGCGTTTGATACAAGAGATATAACTAAATCAAATTTAAATACTAGAGACTACAAATTTTTAGCAAATAACCGTGGCGGGGACGAAAACATGAACGAATCTAAAATGTATGGCACATCAAGAGTGAGTTATCAAGACTTTGATGGAGCACGTTTAATGATTAAACACACTGAGGGCATTGACCAAGAAGCAGCAGGTGGAAGATCAAAGAAAGTTGGAACTTTATATATTGAAAGTTCTGAAGGTGAAAGATTTAAATATCCATACAAGCACGTAACTGGTGCAAGAGCAATGGCACGTCATGTTGCAGAAGGCGGAAACGCTTATGATGATTTTGGTAAGCATATTGTAAGTATGTCAGAAGAAATGAACAAACTACGTAAGTTTAAAACTTACATGGGTCGTTCAGCAGTAATGGCAGAAAGCCTAGCAGAGTATGTAGACGTAGTTAAAGAACGTATCGCCACAGTTAAGAAAACACTAGAGTCACTACAACGCCCATCATATTACAAAGAAACATTTGAAGCATTTGCTCCAGCAGTAATGGAAGATGTCCCAACTGACGTTGCTGAAAATTGGATTGATCAATTAACTATTAGACAGTTTAACGAAGAATTGTCAGATGTATTCCCGTACATTTATAAGTTAGTTAGTGAAGCAAGTAAAGCTGACGAAGTAGGACCAGACGAATTAGATGAAGTAGCAGGACCAGATAAATGCTGGCCAGGACACAGAAAAGTTGGTACACAAAAAGGTACTGGCAAGAACGCAGGCAAGCGTGTAAACAAGTGTAAGAAAATTGAGTCAGAAGAAGAAGTAGAAGAAGGTCCATTTAAAGGTGTCGGTAAAACTTTAATGAAAAGAAAACTCGACAAACAATATAAAAAATCAGACCTTGCAAATTTTGATAAATCAGGAACAGACACAAGTGGAAAAACGCCTGATGAGATTAGACAAATGAAGTCAGATTATTATCACGACCATATGGACAAGGCAGATAAAGCAAAAAAAGCCAAAAACCGGTTATCAAGAGAAGAAATGGAAATTGAATCAGCATTTGAAGAAATGATGGGTCAGTTTGCTGAAGGTGAAATGAAGTGGAAGCAAACTAGTATGTCACCAGAAGAAGCTGTAGCAAAGTACGGCAAAGACAATGTAAAAGTTAAAAAAGGCGGACTTAACAACGGCGACGATATGGTATCAGTACAAGTTGCAGATGAAAGTTTTGACCCGCAGTCAGAGCCAAGTGACCGAGATTTAGCTGTAGAAGATATGATGAATGCATACGAAAAAGGTGGCGAAAAAGCTCTAGCAGCTTATATGCATATTAGCGAAGAAGAACTTGATCAAGATATTAACGAATGGTGTGCAGAACACGGCAAGCATCCAGACGATGATAGAGATGAAGCAATTGAAGGTGTTGTTGAAGAGTTAGCTAATATGACAGATTTTGACGAAGGCAATGCATACGCACACGCTGTAAAGAAAGCCAAAATGAATGGCAAGAAAAAAGGCGACAAAGTAGACGGTCCAGACGGCGATGAGATTACACTAGAAAAAGAACAAAAGACACCATTAGGAGAGTTTATACTTTCTTATTACGATAAAGAAACAGGCGAATTTCCAAAAGGCGAAACAGCAATACTTACTATGGTAGAAAAAGATTACGGCGAGCAGTTTATTGAACCTGCAAAAGCGTTTATTACCAAAGTATACGAAGTAACAGAAACATATCGAGAACCAGCACAAACTCCAGAATTCGAAAGAATGAGAGAACTAGCAGGCTTAAGATAAATAGAATTGGACAATAAATCCAATAAGTTTTAAGTTTTTCTTTAAAAAAGACTTGACATTGTTTGTAGAATAGCATATAATAAGAACTGTGCTACAAACAAATAGGCACTTGATAACAAGTAGCAATGTAGCTACAACCATAAAGGCATATATAGGAGGCATTAATTATGGCATCATTAGCAGAAATCCGAGCGAAGCTCAAAGAGCAAGAAGCAGGAAGCAATAACCGCAGTTCAGGCGGTGGCGACAACAGCATTTACCCATTTTGGAATATCAAAGAAGGCGAGAGCGCAACTCTACGTTTCCTTCCTGATGGCAACGCTGATAACACTTTCTTTTGGCAAGAGCGTTTGGTAATTAAATTACCGTTTGCTGGAGTTAAAGGACAAACTGACTCACGTCCAGTACAAGTACAAATTCCATGTATGGAAATGTATGGAGAGACATGTGATATTCTCAACGAAGTACGTGGTTGGTTTAAAGATCCAAGTTTAGAAGACATGGGTCGTAAGTATTGGAAAAAGCGTTCGTATATTTTCCAAGGCTTTGTAACAGACAATCCATTAGCAGAGGACACAACTCCGGAAAATCCAATCCGTAGATTTATTATTGGTCCGCAAATCTTTAATATTATTAAAGCAGCTCTTATGGATCCTGACATGGAAGAATTGCCAACTGATTATACAGCAGGTGTAGACTTCCGTCTAAACAAAACATCCAAAGGTGGATACGCAGACTATAGCACAAGTAATTGGGCACGTAGAGAGCGTCCGTTAGACGATGCACAAATGAACGCAGTTAACGCTAATGGGTTATTTAATCTAGGAGACTTCCTACCTAAAAAGCCAGGCGATGTGGAACAAAAAGTCATGAAAGAAATGTTTGAAGCATCAGTAGATGGTGAAGCATTTGACATGGATCGTTGGGGACAATACTTCCGTCCAGCAGGAATGGCACAACGTACAGGTGATCCAGTAGCGACACCTAAAGCGACAACACCAGAAGCGGCACCAGCAGAAGCAACTGCTCCAGTAGCAGAAGCGGCACCAGTAGCGGCACCAGCAGAAGCAACTGAGGCGGCACCAGCAGAAGCAGGTAAAGCAGAAGACATTCTAGCAATGATCAGAGCACGTCAATCGTAATAAAATAGCAATGCTTCTACTAACTAAACCGGTAACAGAGATTCATGGTTTACCTGTCAACGTTCCAAACGTTAGTAGAAGCACTTTTTAGATAGGAGAATAATATGGCGAATAAATCATTCGATCCGACTAAGTTCCGTAAGGACTTAACTAAATCCATCTCAGGAATGAGTAGCGGTTTTAACGATCCTAAAGACTGGATCAGCACAGGAAACTATGCACTAAACTATCTTATTAGTGGCGACTTTCACAAAGGTGTTCCACTCGGTAAGGTAACTGTGTTTGCTGGTGAATCTGGTGCAGGTAAATCTTATATCTGTTCAGGTAACATTGTAAAGGCAGCACAAGAACAAGGTATCTTTGTAGTATTAATTGACTCGGAGAATGCACTTGACGAAAGCTGGTTACATGCACTTGATGTTGACACATCAGAAGAAAAACTATTAAAACTGAATATGTCAATGATTGACGATGTTGCTAAAACATTGTCAACATTTATTACAGACTACAAAGCAATGGATGAAGAAGACCGTCCTAAAGTATTGTTTGTAGTTGACAGTTTAGGTATGTTACTAACACCTACTGATATTGATCAGTTTAACAAAGGTGATATGAAAGGTGATATGGGTCGTAAGCCCAAGCAATTAACATCACTTGTTCGTAATACAGTTAATATGATTGGTTCATTAAACGTAGGATTAGTATGTACTAACCACACTTATGCATCACAGGATATGTTTGATCCAGATGATAAGATTAGTGGTGGTTCAGGCTTTATATATGCATCAAGTATTGTTGTTGCAATGAAAAAGATGAAGCTAAAAGAAGACGAAGATGGTAACAAGATCAGTCAGGTTATGGGTATCCGTGCTGGCTGTAAGGTTATGAAAACACGTTATGCAAAACCGTTTGAAGGTGTACAGGTAAAGATTCCTTACTCAACAGGAATGAATCCTTATAGTGGTTTGCTTGAATTGTTTGAAGCAAAAGACATTATTAAAAAGCAAGGCAATAGACTTGCGTACACTACACTTGATGGTGAAGAAATCCTTGATTATCGTAAAAAGTGGATTGGAGAGAACCTCGACAAAGTTATGTCAGATTATCTAGTAAAAGAATCAGAAGTGGTAAATACCGATGATGATGTTACTGATGATGTTGACATTGACGAACTACAGACAGCCGAGGAGTAAGTTATGGAAGAAGAACAGATCGTAGATGTATGGAATATGTTTAAAGAATATCTTGATAAAAAACATATTGAAATGGCAGCTGAACGCTTTGTAGACTTGTTAGCCGATATGGGTACAGGAGATGATACACTACAATCTGCACTAGGCAGTGATAATGCACTAGATGATGCTATTCATTATTATCTAGACATTGACGAAACTGACGCAGTGGATGAAGAAGAAGATTGGGATTAATTTATGGGTTGGTATAGCGAAGTAAGTCGTGATGTGGGTAAGATACCGCAAGCAGTTGCACATTTTGAAAATGAACTAGGAGACGCTCGTAATGAATGTAAGCTAGTTGGTAATGTTGAACGTGCGGCTGCAAGCATGCCAGGCATTGTTGAACATCGCTTTAACCAACTTCAAGAGATTGAAGCAATCTTACACTATCTAAATATTGAGCTACGCAGGTTGCGTAGTTCATACTTTAAAAAATACTTAGAAAACTATCAACGAGCTCTGTCTAGTCGTGACGTAGAAAAATACGTTGACGGCGAGGCAGACGTTGTTGATTACGAAAAGATTATTAACGAGTTTGCGCTAATGCGTAACAAGTGGTTAGGTGTACTCAAAGCACTTGATCAAAAGCAATGGCAAATCACAAACGTAGTCAAGCTAAGAGTAGCAGGTATGGAAGACGCTAGTCTTTAAAAGTAACTGTTTGTTTCCTCTTTACCACATATGTTTATATCCAGTATGTGCGTAGATAAATATTTTCATGAAGCAAAGTGAAATCACTATAGCCTGTGTATTACGCACTCCGGGCAAAAATAAAAATCCTAATAAGCAAAAAGTTTACGGCAACGACGATGTTGTTAGACTTAAGAAAGGTGTAGACAACTTTCTTAAAATGCCACATGATTTTGTATGCTTAACTGACAGAGACGATGTCGAAACTAACACTATTAAGTTGATCGGAGAACCAACTGAAACACCGGGCTGGTGGGCAAAGTTAGAATTGTTTAGACCAAAATTGTTTAAGCGTCCTGTTCTTTATATTGATTTAGATATGATTATATGTGGAGACTTAGACGAAATGGTTAGAAAGTTTAAAGGCAATCCTTTTATGCTTTTAGGTAATTCAAGACGTAGCGGGTTTGGCAGTGGTATAATTTATTTTGAAGGCAAGCATAATGATTTATGGGGGAAATATATTGCCGATCCAAAATATTATCAGAGGAAATATTCTAAAAAATCGAGGTATGGCGATCAAGCATTTTTAGAAGATAATAAACCATTCCGTCCTATGAATGAAACTGTAAATAGAAATTGGTTTCAAAGATTTGAATATGATACTGTTCCGCACCCCGATAGTAAAATTTTAGTTTGTGTAGGAAAAACAAATAAACTTCATAGACAAGAATTTCAAAATAACCCTTGGGTACTTAAATATTGGAGAAACATATAATGATTTATACTATAGTTACTAGTTTAAATAAAAAATATTGGGACGAAATTAGTAAAGTAAATATTGAAACTTGGATACAGCGTTTGCCAGCAAATGTTAATATAGTTATTTACAGCGAAGACAAAATAGATTATTCTCATCCTCGTTTAACATTCTATAACTTGTACAACGAGTGTCCTAAATTAGTAAATTTTATTAATACACACAAAGACAATCCCCATTACAACGGAACAAAAGAAGAATATCCAAGAGCATTTAGATACAACGGTATTAAGTTTGCACATAAAACTTTTGCAGTATTTAAAGAATCTCAAAGACAATCCGAGTATCTTATTTGGTTAGATGCTGATATATTAATGTTTGATAACATTGATGAAAAATTTCTTAATAACGCCTTTCCTAAGAATAAGTCAATAGCTTATCTAGGCAGGCCTTCAGAATACGACGAGTGCGGCGTTATGGGATATAATTTAAAAAATGATTTCACTAAAACTTTTTTACAAAAATTTGAAGACACATACTTAAACGGTTTAGATAATTATAGAGAAACACACGACAGTTGGATATTTTATCAACTACGATTAAGTTATGAAGACCAAAGTCAATTTTTAAACTTAAATGCTAATACAGAATCAAATAAACATCCTGTGAGCAGTAGTGTTCTTAAAGATAAAATGGTTCATAACAAAGGCGATCAGAAAAAACGTTGGCAACAGAAGTTTATTAAAAGACATAAATTATAATACGAGGTTCGATATATAATATGAACAAACATAGTTTGGTAGTAGCTATTAAAGAAATGTATAGGAATCATCCTATACCTAAGTTTCCTAACTTTAAGTTAGTATCTTGGAACGATAAAGCTGGACTCGAAGAAGCAGAAGTATTTTTACAACACAACATAATTGGCCAAAAGAATAAAAAGTTCCAAAAATATTATCAATACATTATAGACAGCGGTAAGCCTTTTATAGTTGCTGAAGCTCCGATATTTCGACGTAATGCATTACCTAGAGGAGTTCCGGGATCATATCATAGATATAGTTGGACTAGTTATTTCCAAAACGAAGGGAACTATTGTAATGAAAACTCTCCACCTGACAGGTGGCATCGTATACAACGAGATCAAAATATACAAATTAAACCTTGGCGTACAACAGGCGAATATATACTTTTAATTTTGCAACGGCCAGGAGATAGCAGTTTAAAAAACTTATTAGCACAGCACGGGTCGTATAAAAACTTTGTTGAGTTTACATTAAATGAAATTAAAAAATATACTGATCGCCCTATACGTGTACGTATGCATCCTTTACGTCAAGATCGACAATTAGAAGCATTAAAAGATTTTGATATTGATCTTAGTACAAATACTCTTGGGAGCCGTAGTGGTCAAGGAGCACTTGAAGGTGGAGACGGATTGTACAAAGACTTTAAAGATGCATATGCTGTAGTAGGATTTAATTCAAATGCACTAACTGAAAGTATATGCGAAGGTATTCCTACATTTAGTATGTGTGCTAGTTCGATGGCCTGGGATTGTAGTAACAAAGATTTAAAAGATATTGAAAATCCTAAAATATATGAAAGACAAAAATGGTTAAATAACTTAGGATACTGCCAATGGCGAGAAGATGAAATTGCAAAGGGCGATCCTTGGTTTCATTTATTAAAATTATATGGAGATTAAATTATGAATTTTTGGCACGGCGAGTGGATCAAAGACGAATATGTTAATACTAAAAAAGAAAAGTACGAAACTGTAAAAAATTATTTAGATGTGATTCCTAAAAATATTTTAGATATTGGTTGCGGATTTGCTTGGGAGAGTTATTTTTTTCAAAAGAATCATAATGTTGATTTGTGGCTTATGGACGGCGATTTTGATACTACAAAAGCTCGTAAAAGAGCTACTAACTACGGAACTACAGAATCTATGGCGTTTTATTCTAAAATACCAGACTTAAAAAAATCTTGGGATGAAAGAGGTATGTCTTATAATTTTTTAAATGCAAATGACTTAAATCTTCCTAATAATATAAAATTTGATTTAATTCATAGCGGATTAAGTTGCGGCTTTCATTATCCAGCAAATACATATAAAGATTTTATATTAAAACATTCTCATAAAGATACTAAAATAATATTTGATCTACGTCGAAAAGAACAACATCAAGATATTAATATAATTGAAACTATTGGTAGATATAAAAAGCATAATACAGTTCAGATAGAATTTGTTTAATAAAGAGAAAAAATATATGCCTAAAGATAAATTTGCAAACATAACAATCCATCCTAAAAGTGCTAAACTAAGTGCTGGTAATTTTAAAGTAGAAAAAAGTCCTTGGCATAAAGGCAATGTAAATTATTTTCCTGCTAAGAAAGAGCAATTTGCTGACTTAGATGCAATGGCAAAAGAGTTTGTATTCAAAGGGTTTGGACCTGATACACCTATATTTGGCGATAACGATAAAGTAGTTACTATGGGCAGTTGCTTTGCAGATAGACTACGTAATTGGCTAAACGCTAACGGTAAAGGAACAAGTTATATTAACGTACCAGAAGGACTTAATAATAGTTTTGCTGTTAGACAGTACTTAGAATGGGCGTTAACTGGTGACCGTAGTACAGATGCTTATTGGTATGATAACGACAACGAACTTGGGGCTTATCAGTGGGAACCAGATCAAGAACAGCAAAAACTACTACAACATTTTAAAGAAGTAAGTGCAGTTGTTGTCACATTTGGTTTAGGTGAAGTTTGGAAAGATGTAGAAACAAATAATGTATTTTGGCGAGGGGTACCTGCTGCTCAGTACGATCCTGCAAAGCATAAGTGTGTAACATCAACTGTGCAAGAAAATGTAGAAAATATGCAACGCATTGTAGATTTAGTGCAAACTTACGCAGGTAAAGATACAGCGGTAATTTTTACGTTAAGTCCTGTGCCATTAAATGCAACCTTTAGTGATCGCCCTACAATGGTAAGTGATTGTGTTAGTAAAAGTATATTACGTGTAAGTTTAGATGAATTCTTTCGTACGACCCAAAGAAAACGGGTATATTACTGGCCTAGCTTTGAAATGGTTAGATGGGTAGGTGCGCACACAGATATACCTACGCTATTTGAAGATAATACAACACGACACGTTAATAACAATATTGTAAAAATTATTATTGAAAATTTTGTTTCTAAATTTTTTAGTTCACAATAAATTTATATAGATAATTTTTCTGCCAAAACACTTAAATCATAATACTGGTACTTAATAAATACCAGTATGGATACAGTTTTAGTCACCGGCGGATTTGACCCGCTACACTCAGGACATATAGAGTACTTTAAATCAGCTAAACAATTAGGCAATTACTTAGTTGTTGGCGTTAACTCGGATGAATGGTTAACACGGAAGAAAGGCAGACCGTTTATGTCTTTTCAAGAACGTATGTCTATCATTAAAGAATTATCATGTGTAGATAAAGTTATTGCATTTAACGACAGTGACGATAGTGCTTGCCATGCAATATTTCATACCTTGTCAACAACTACAGGTAAAATTATTTTTGCAAACGGCGGCGACAGGACAAATACTACAACACCTGAATATAGTACATATGGTGATCATCCACAAGTTGAATTTGCATTCGGAGTAGGCGGCGAGAATAAAGCCAACAGCAGTAGTTGGATACTTGATGAATGGAAAACACAAAAGACTGAACGTGATTGGGGCTACTGGCGTGTGTTAGATCATAAACCAGAAAAAGGTTACAAAGTAAAAGAGCTTGTAATATATCCCGGTAAAAGTTTAAGCGATCAAAAACACTTTAAACGTTCAGAAGAATGGAATGTACTAGAAGGTACAGTTAAAATGGACACTGAGTGGAATGGTATACAAAGTAGTATACTACTAGAACAAAGAAGTAGAACATTTGAAATTGGTAAGGAAGTTTGGCACAAGGCAAGCAATCCCGGAACAGAAAATACTCATATACTAGAAGTACAATGGGGAGAACAATGCGTGGAGCATGATATTGAAAGAAGATAAACTAAAAATTTATGTAGGCTGGGACCGAAGAGAAGACATTGCATACCAAGCCTGCAAACAAAGTATTATTGATACTGCAAGTATTCCTGTAGAAGTTATTCCGTTAAAACAGAAACAACTTAGAAAAGACGAGTTGTATTGGAGAGAAAAGGATAAACTTGCAAGTACAGAATTTACATTTACTAGATTCCTTGTTCCTGAACTTCAAGAGTTTGATGGATGGGCTTTATTCATTGACTGTGATTTTATTGCTCTTGAAGATGTTAAAAATTTATTTGATCAAAGAGATGACAAATATGCAGTAATGTGTGCTCAACACGATTATACTCCTAAACCGGGTGTAAAAATGGACGGACAACGACAGACAGTTTATCCACGTAAAAATTGGTCTAGTATGATGTTAATTAATTGCGGACATCTTTCTAATAAAAAACTAACTAAAGAGCTAGTTAATAACGAAGAAATAACTGGAGCATACTTGCATAGATTTAGTTGGTTAGATGACAGTGAAGTAGGCAAACTTAGTCACGAATGGAATTGGTTAGTAGGTTGGTACAGCGAACCTGAAGATGGTAAGCCTAAGTTTTTACATTATACAGAAGGCGGCCCGTGGTTTGAACAATATCAAAACTGTGAATATGCATCCGAATACTATAAAGCTGAACGTAAGTATCTTACTAGTGAGTATCACAACATATCTAATAAATTAAGTACCGAAAAACGAATACCTAAATTAGTTAACAATTTATCATTGCCTGATAGTTTACGGCAATCAATTGCGGCTTTTACATATGCAACAATTGATCCCGAAGGAACTTACTACGGCTATACTGAGGAAAATGCTATGAAAATTATACAGAATAAATTTCAACAAGGAAAGACTGCAAAGGTAGCAGCAATATTTAATGACGACTTAAATTACGATAATAAATCGTACGTATACGATGAATATCTAGAAGCACTAAGTTTAGGCAGCGGTGGCAAATTAAGTAGTTGGGATAAAGAAAAAAATACAAATACTCCGTTAATTATTCGAGGAGTTGGAAAGTCTAGTAGAGAAGCAGTCAAGCACTGTTGGGAAACTGGTAGAGAGTTTTATGCAATCGACACAGGGTATTTTGGCAATACAAAAAGTAAATCAAAAGGCTGGCATAGAGTTACAAAAAATAATTTACAAGACTATGGTCCAATTATCGAACGTCCTACAGACAGGTTACTAGGATGGAAATATAAAAAATTTAAAACAGGAAGTAAAATATTAATTTGTCCTCCTAGTGATAAAGTTATGAAGTTTTTTGATCAACCAACTCCTGAAGAATGGACAAAACAAATAGTAGCACAATTAAAGAACATTACTGATCGACCAATTGAAGTTAGATTAAAACCTAATAGAACACATAGAATAACTGGTAATTCTATCGAAGATGCATTATCAAAAAACATTCATTGTCTTATAACATACAATAGTATTGCTGCCTTAGAAGCATTAAATTTTGGAAAACCTGCTATTGCACTTGGTCCTAATTGCGCATCAATTGTATGCAATACTAAATTAGAAGAAGTAGAAAATTTGCATATACCAGACAAAGATGAAATGACTGCTTTAATGTCACACCTTAGTTATTGTCAATTTTCAAGAAATGAATTAATGAATGGCTTTGCTTGGGATACTGTTAATGAAAGTCGTTAGTTACTATAATGTAGTTCCAAGTTATAATAAGAGCCAAGAAAAATTTGATATACTTACTAAATTTATTCAAGGTGTAAATGCTGCCGGAGATACTGGAATTGTACACAAAGGATACGACTTACAAAAGTGCGATGTTGGAATGATTCAAGGCTGGCAACACGCAGTTGGTAAAAATGCACCCCACTTGCAGTTACGACAGCGTGTAATGAATAATACATCAAATACACACGTATGCACAGCAGACGCAAACTTGTTTTTATATGCAAACAAAATTAATCGTCCTCATCACTATTTGAGATATAGTTTTGACGGTGTATTTCCAAATACTGGTAATTACTTTGATGATAATCCTAATCCTAAACGTTGGCAACAAATTTCTAAACATTTAGATATAGCTCTTGAAAACCGAAAGAAAGGAAAAAATATTGTAATTTGTTTACAACGTAATCAAGGATGGAGTATGGGAGAATTATCCGTAACTAATTGGTTAGAAACTACTATTGCAAAAATTTTAAATCATACCGATCGAACTATTGTTATTAGGCCGCACCCAGGTGATAAAAAAGCCATAACTCAATACTTGCCACAACTAATACAAAAATATCGAAGCAATAAAAACATTAAGGTTTCAATGCCCGGGTCGCCTTTAGATCAAGATTTAAATAAAGCGTGGGCTGTTGTAAATCATAATAGCAGTAGTATTGTTGGACCACTAATACAAGGATATCCTGGATTTATTACAGACCCAGATAAGAGTCAATGTGAAGAAGTCTGTCACACAGACTTTAGTAAGATAGAAAATCCTCAAGAGTTTGATCGACAAAAATGGTTAGAACGTATTAGTATGTTTCATTGGAACTTCCAAGAATTAACAGATGGCACAGCGTGGAAACATATGAGAGAATATGTATGAAAGTTGTTAAGGTCGCTGCTATTAATATGAATTCAAGTTCTTATGAATGCAACTTTCGTTGCGATTCTATTTTACAACAGTTTGCAAAAGGAATCAATAAGCAGTTATTACCTGCGAGTGATGCAATTACAAATTCGTTGCCTTTGGTAGGAAGAGGTATGTCGGAAACTGTAGGCAAGTATATTAAATTATCTATAAAAAATAATTTACCATTTTATCATATTGATACAGGGTATTTTGGTAATGTTAAAAGAAAAGTATGGCATCGAATTACATACAATGAATTTCAAAACACGAATACATTTATACCGCGAGACGAACAAAGATTGTCTCAACAACTTCTTTCTTATTTTGGACAAGATATAGAAATGCCGTTAGAAAAAAAGATTAATTCATTTACTCCGGGTAAAAAAATATTAATATGTCCACCTAGTAAAAAAGTTATGGGATTTTTCCAACAACCAAGTCCGCAGGAGTGGACTGAGAAAGTTATTAAAGAGTTAAGGCAATATACTGATAGACCTATTGAAGTACGCTTGAAGCCTAGTAGAACTGAAAGACAAACTGTTAAAAATATGAAAGACGCATTAAAAGACGATATACATTGTTTAGTAACATACAATAGTATTGCTGCTACAGAAGCATTAATGGCAGGAAAACCTGCTATTGCACTTGGACCAAATGCCGCACAATCTATATGTGAAACGGATTTAAAAAATATAGAAAATCCAAAAATCCCAACTCAGAGCGAAATGATTGCGTTCTTAACTCACCTATCTTACTGTCAGTTTACACAAACAGAAATGTATAATGGGTTTGCTTGGAAACACTTACAGCATTAGTTATTTCCAATAATCCTCAGTTCTATTAACCATTAAATCTCGTGATCGACTTTTTCCTTCTTCCTTGCGGACGCCTTTCATATGATCCATCCATTTTCCTAATACACCATTAATTAACGGATGTCCGCCGCCGCCTGTGCGAGCTTCCTTCAAATACATTTCGGCACTATAATCTAACACGTTAGGAAAATCTTTTTTCATATTATTAAGAATGTGTCCGAACACAAAACTATCGTGCCATTCTTCTAATAAGAATATACCTTGTTCAGCTTCTTCGTATACACGTTCAAACTCTTTAAGGAACTCATGGCACACAGGATGATTTAAGTTCATACCATAGAAGCCGCACTCTGGCCACGTCTGTGATCCTTTACCTCTGCCTACATATGTTAACCAGGTATTATTTGGCAATAAGTTATTAAACTCTTTATAGCTCCAATCACTATGGATAAATGTATCAGCATCCATCCATACACACCAGCCTTTAGAACGTGTACAAGCGTCATACACAGCATATGTTTTGTTAGCAAAGCGTATAGCGTCCCATTTAAATTTCTTGTGCCAATCCTTTGGTCTACGTGCTTTAATAGCGTCTGTAGGTATGCCGTTTGCTCTAGGATCATTTTTCCAATGTTCTTTAAATGCATTTAATTTAGGCAACACTTCTTTTGCATTAAGTATTGTAATTTGATCTGGATCAGGATTATTTGGATTACAGTCTTCTGCGTATACTAATAGCTTTATCTTTTTACTAACTCGTTCTGCAAAACTATCTAAGAATCGTTGACCGTATGTGTCTAATCCAGGTTTATGAAAAGTTGTAACCACTGTTATTGATGTCATAGTGTTCCTTTTGTTAAATATGTATATGGAGTATTTAACCAATGATTTTTTGTCTATACACTGATTATGGCGCACTAAACAGCAAACCAGTATTTGAAGCATTTGCAAAGAGTCTGCTCGACGCCGGACATACTGTAATATATAATGAGCCATATAGAGTTGGCGGACACTACGATAATTATGACGTTGCTGTTATATGGAGCGTATTATGGCACGGAAGAATGGCTAAGAACAAAACTATCTGGGAACAGAATCGTATGTTAAATAAACCTGTTATAGTATTAGAAGTAGGCGGAATAAAAAGAGGAACAACATGGAAGGTAGGGTTAAATGGTATCAATCGTGATGGATATTTTCATATGGGGAATAATAATTCTGTTCGTAGTGAGTCTTTGGCCCTGGCGCTAAAACCGTGGCGCACCGACGGAGAATATATTCTTATATGCGGTCAACACGACAAAAGTTTACAATGGCAAGGTATGCCTAGTATGAGTAACTGGTTCTTAAGTACCTATGATAAAATACGTAAGCATACTAGTCGACCTATACTATTTCGCGCTCATCCGCGATGTAATTTACCAGAGATAGAAAGAGGATTAAAAAATGTTTATAGACAACAACCTAGACAACTGCCAGGCACCTATGACGATTATGATATGGGTTTTAACAATGTATGGGCCACTATAAGTTATAATAGTAACCCGGGTATACATAGTATCATAAACGGCGTTCCAGCGTTTGTAGGTACCAGCTCGTTAGCTTATGACGTTGGTAATGATATTAATTGCTTACAAGATATAGAACAGCCGCATATGGGTGCAAGACAACCTTGGCTCAACAACTATGCACACACCGAACATACTATAGAAGAAATATCACAAGGCATCCCACTTAAACACTTGACTTCTAAGTTATTTTAAGCTATACTGTATGTATGAAAACAGTAGAAGATTGCATAGAAATCCTTGTTGGTATACAACACCATGACGGTACGTTTGATATAGAACGTCAAGACTTTAACCTAGTAACAAGTTTGGCTAGACAAACTTTCAAAGGTATAGCTTACACCGATCGACAGTGTGAATTAGCTAGACAAAAAATACTATACTACAAAAAACAATTTCAAGTCAACGGATATAATGTTGACATTGCTATTGAAAATCTAAGAATGCCATTACGGCAAGTAGACAGAAGTAGATGGGTTAAGATTGTTACCAGTCCTGATTACATTTTAGAAAGACATCAAACCGAAGGTCCTTGGATTGCTGTGCGTTTTATTTTTCAAAAGAAACTTATAAATTGTATAGAAGCAATGAAGCGTACACTAGGTGAAGGCATTTACGACAAAGAAAATAAAATTCATTATTTTCCATTTACTGAATTATCAGCATACCATATACTGTCAGTATTTAATGAGAACAATAATTTTGAAGTTGAAGAACAATTAAAAGACTATTATAAAAAGTTAACAAATATGAAAAATAATAAAGAAAATCATTTACCAGGAATATACGCATTACAACTAAAGAACTTACATGAAAAAAGTCTTAACTATGCAATAAGTAGCATTGGTCAACCTAATATAGATAACCTTTGTCATTACTACGATCAAAAAGATAAATTTGGATTATATCACTTTGACGATGAAGACTTGTCTCAAAGTTTAAAAAATCTAAGTCCTCTTGCAACAAAGATTGTTAATAGATCTAAGTCGCAAGTTTTTCTTAATTCAAAACAATATACTGTAGAAAACTTAGCAGAAATTGTGTTAGAATTATATCGACTTCCGTTACTAATAATACTAGACGAAAAAAATTGCTACAACGAATTACTACAGTTTCATAAAGCATTTAATGGTATTATACCAAACGAAAGTTGCAGTGTAATGTTTAGACTAGAAAATAATAATACTGAAGGTGTGGAATTCAATCAGTATATTAAATCTAATAATCTTAATAATAAGGTTGACAACAACACAAAAATAGTGTATATTAGTAATAATAAAATACCAAAGCCTATGTTAAGCAGTGGTTGGTTACCAAGCGCCGCTATTACTACTAGTAGTTCTCCTAGTGTAAAAACAAAGTTTGATTCTTACTTAACAGGATTAGACTTAGTAATGCACTATGAAGAAGATATTAGTCAATGGAAAAGAAATACTATAGAGAAACTTTAATGGCAACATGTAAACTAATAATCGAAGATGAAGTAAACATTAAGCTAGAAGGACTAGAGGTTGATGTACGAAGGAAGCTCGCGAATGCTCTCAAGTTTGAAGTGCCTTACGCAAAGTACATGCCACAATATAAACTTGGCCGCTGGGATGGAAAAGTTGCTTTCTTTGGTATTGGCGGCACTGGCTATGTC